AATTGCCGAACATATTGACCTGCACGTACCCCGTAGCCGGGGACACGCTGCACATCATCTGGACGGGTTCTCCGTAGCCTACTCCCTTTTCGCCAGTTTCATAGCCGTCATCATCCGTAAGCGGAACGCTTTCTGAATATAGGCAGTAGTGGACGGGAACAAGGTTTCGCTTCATCAGTTTCACGATACCACCCCCGCCATCGGGGTAATTCTCCGCAGCAGAGAGGGAGGAATGTCACCATCCTCATAGGAACGGGACACGCCATTCTCGCTGTGTGCGGTTTCACCCTCCGCACCACGCTTGTTCAGCATATAGGCGGCAATTTCCACCTGAACCGTATGGTACGGGGCAGGAATTTCTTCCTCCCCAGTACCATAGGGGTAGACTTTAGAGATAACCACACCCTTTGCCAAAGTCAGATAGGTGGACAGTACGTTTTCGTCTGTTTCACCCGTCATGCTTTTCAGCATTGTCAGCTTTTCAGTATCGTCCATACTGTCCACTCTCCTTCCTCAGACTTAGGACTTAGCGGTAGTCTCAATCGTACCGCCAGCCACGTACACGCTACGGCTGTAGGTAGGCTTCTCAAAGTCAGTGCTGATACCAGTGAACTTGCCGTGATACCACTCAGGCCCGTGGTCAAGTCCAATCTGACCGAAAAGCTGATACTTCTCACCAGCACCCGCTTTAGCCAGCGGCTCCAGGAAGAAGTTGCCCTTGCCGGGGACGGGCTGATACACAGGGGCGAGAACGTCCAGGTTCAGCAGGAGCGCAGTACCCGCAGGCAGACACTCACCCAGGTACAGGTAGACAACCCCGATAGGAGTAACCACACTGGACAGGGAGATACCGTTAATGTCACGGGCAGCAGGCACAACGGTCAGACCGTTCTGTACTGCGTCTGCGTTAATCTGGAACAGGGTGATAGCGTCACACCACAGGCACAGACCGTCCGTAGGGGCGTTCGCACCGTAGATTTTCTTCACCATGTCCGCAATGTCCCACAGACCCAGGGGCTTCTTACCCATAGCGGTCACGTTGGAACTGATAGCGTTGACCAGACCACGGGTCTTGTTGACCTCAGAGTCCTTCGTAGCCTTGTTGAACACACCGTTGATGAAGGTGTACTCAATGTCCCGGTTGACCTTCTGGATTTTGGCAGCGACCTGGAAGTCCAGTTCGTTGATAGGGTTCGCCGCCTGGTTCTCGATGTTGACACCAGACAGAGTACCCATGTTGGACTGCTTTGCGTAGGACACGCCAACGCTCTCCATGAAAATCTGGGTCACGTTGGTTTTCTGCTCACGGGTCACCACGCTTGCTTCCGGGGCAGTCAGGGAAGCGTTCTCAGAGATTTCAGGCTGAGAACCGTCACCGCCAGCAGAATACTCCTGCCCGGTAACAAACTCTACGTGGTTGGTAGTTTTCGCTTTACCGCCGATGATGGAGGAAAGCGGGGTACGGGTATTGCCCTTGTTGAAGAGCATACCGCTGTAGTTCAGAACACCAAAACTGGTTGCAAAAACGTCAGCCATTTTGATTTACCTCTCTTTCTTAATTTTCAGTAGTCTGTTCAGCCGCTTCCTGGGCTTGCAGACGTGTATAGTAGGCTACTGCGGCAAGGTTGCCGCCAGCCTGCGCTTCGGAAATTTTCTGCGCATAGTCCACGCCGCCAGTTTCCTCAGAACCACCCGCAGGGCGAGGGGTCTTTTTCATGTGGTCAGCCTGGATGTTCTTCTTCTGGACTTCAAGATATTTGCTCTGGTTTGCCATGACCTTATCCATGTCACCGTCCACCATAGCGGTAGCGGTTTCAGTAGCCAAGGTTTCATCGTACCCCATAGCCAGGAGTTTTGCCTTCTTCTCAGAGAGGGCGATAGACCGCTTCAACTCCGTGTTCTCCTGCGCCAGCTTGTCATGCTCTTCTTTCTGAGCGGCAGCATTGGCTTCATCATCCGTCTGCTTAGTCCGCAACTGCTTCTTGTAGTCCGCAGCTTCGGAGTTCGCCTTAGACAAGGCAGCTTTCAGGCGGTTTACCTCCGCTTCGCTCCCGGAGTTTGCAGTTTCCAGGGCAGCAGAGATTTCCTCTTCGGTCATACCTTCCTTGTAGGCAGTACCCAGCAAATCACTCAAATAACTCATAATAAAGTCCTCCTTGCGTTTAATCGGTGGTTCACTCCACTCTGTTTTCCGTTTTATCCTCTTGTCATGAGTTTGCGTTTTAAGGTGTTCCCTCACCACTTCAAGCGGGTTGCCCCGCTATTAGCCAGGTTGTAATTTCACGATACAGCGGCAGTTGACGTTGTTCTCCGCTTTCGTAAAGCCCCCAGGGTACGGGGCATGGTCACCATCAAAGGTGAAGAACTCTTCTTCCAGGGACACGGTACGCCCTTCCAGATAACTGTGCGTTTCCCGCACTTTGTCATCCCTCACCGTGTACCAGGTCTTGCTTACGCCAAGGTTTCCTTCGTCCACGTAAGTGGTAGCACCATCATGAACCGCAGCGTTGTAGACTCTGTGATACTCAGACTCTACAAGGGTCTGTAGACCTTGCAGGTCACGGGCAATCACATGAGCGGCTACCCGGTCAGCAAAGTCCTTACCGTCAATCGTCTGGTAGATTGCATACTCCATAAGGTTGACATTTACCGACAAGCTGTAGTCCAGCATGATAGAAGCGTTCGCAATGCCAAGTTTGTAGGCATTTATCAGGAAGGACAACACATCATCCGTGACCTGATTTATCTGAGCGGCAGTATCGCCGTTGTCAGCCATGTAGTAACTGGTGGAAGTCAGCACATTGAGTTCATCAAGGGCTGTCAGAAAACTGGAAGTAATTTCATCCATCGTCTTATCCTCAAAAAGAAAAGGGACTATGAGCGTCATACACTCACAGTCCCATTGGACTTACCTGAACCTTTGTCCAGGTCAAGAATTATCCATTTCCTTCATTTTCAGTTTCCGCTTGATTTCCACAATGGCAATCTTGCCCTGCTCAATCAGAAGTTCCACTCGACTTCCGTGTTTCAGACAAGTTTCCATCTGTTCCACCATTTCCTTCGTGATTACCGGAGTCATCGTTACCCTCTCCCTTCATAAGATTTTGCTGCTTCTCCAACTCCTGCGCCTTTTGCGCCTGTTCCTCCACGTACTCTGCGCTCAACGCATAAGCCAAATCGGAGTCCACGAACAGACCACAGTGTTCAAAGGCAAGGCGGGGGTGAATTTTCTCATTCTTCAACATGAGGTCAAGCACCTGCGCCTTTTGCAGAATGTTTTCATAGTTGCGCCGGGTAAAGCGAATTTCAATGTTACAGACCTTCAAGTCCATGCCAGTCAGGGTACGGCAGATATTCAAGACCAGCTTCAAGAACCGTCTTTCAGACTTCTTGAACATCAGTTCGCTGTCCTTCGCTCTGGCTTCCGCAGCAGACCAGCCGTCACGCATAATGACCGCAGACCCGGTATCACTGGTGGACGTACCACCGTTACGGTTTGGCATACCGCAGATAGTAAGTACGGTCTGGTACATATGGTCAACCAAGGTTTGAGTTTCACCCTGGTTCAGATTACTCACCAGGTAACTGACCTCTGCTTTCAACTGCGGGTCAATGTCCTTGTACTTGATAGCCCCTTCCTCTCTCAACTTCTCATAGTCCTCAGAGGAAATGTCCACGTTATGGAAGAGCATAAGAGCCTGGACGAACTGCTCAACCCCGTCCAGTCTGTTACTGTCCGTCAGGTTGATAGCGTCCAGCAGGGGAATGACCAACTCAAATGCGCCGATACGGGCAAGGTTCAGGGGGTATTCGATAATCGGAATATCGCCCAGAATGTGGTTTTGGTGTTTGACCACCACGGACTCCACAATCTCAAAATACTCATACTTAGAGTAGCAGGAGTAGTGGATAACGCCGTTTTCGTCCACCACGTACTTCACACCAAGAATGGGCTTGTTACCCAAACCGTTGTTGTAGACCACAAAGGTATTTCTGGGGTCAAGGGTGTAGATTTCAAACGGGGACTCGTCCTCTTCGCCCTCTTCGTCAGGGAGAACCATTCGATAGGACGTACCGCAGATATGAAACCAGTCTGCCAGTTCCTTGTCCTTCGCAGGCTTTTCCTCCGCAAAGACGAACTCATTGAGTTGGTTGATAGAGTCCGCAATGTTGTCAGCATTGCCACGGGACACGTACTGTAGGGGTTCGCCCATCAGATACCCGGACTTGAAGGACACAATCTCGTTCGCCCGGTTTTCCACGATTTTGTTGTTGATTTCCGGGCGCACTTCCTTCTTGCGGTTCAAGATAGGCTGTCTGCCCCGGTAGTAGTGCCAAAGGTACTGAATTTCAGACCTATTCTTCCAGTGATAGGGGAGTGCTTTACGCAAAACACTCACTACATTCTCAATCGTGACTTCGGTTTCGTCCGACTTAATCACTCGTCTACCATGCAGTAACATAGTTACGCAATCACCCTCCTTACACGCATAATTTTACCTACCGATATTATACAACTCTCCAATGCTCTTGTCAATATAATCTCTTCATGAAAGCATTAAAGAATTTAGATTTTTGCAAACAAACTTGTTGAGTTAAGCAAAGAAGTCAACAAACTCTTTGCAAAACGCAAGACGAAACCTAACACGGTCTTTTGAAAATCTCAACTTTTGCCCCTACCAGACTCCGCAGTTCGTTTTCCATCAGAGAGAGGGAGTCAGGAGCGTCATCATGGGGAACTTTGCCAGACCGGGTATAGGTTACTACCTGCTTCATGAACTCCGCATACTGACTGTTCCGCTCATAGGTAGAGGGGTCTTTGAAGTAAAAATGCTTCAAGATGTTATCGGAAGCGAACTCAATACGGGTCTGCTTGTTGCTGATAGTCCGCTTTGTGCGGATATTGCACACGTACTTCTTTTCAATCAAAATCTGCTGTACGTCCCTGGCAAAGTACGTGCCTGCGTTGTTGGACTCAAACGTCCCGGCTACCACTTTATTGTAGATGATTTTTGCAGCGCACTCAGGTTTCGTGACTTCTGGGGGAGAGTCATCAAATACCACGTCTACGATATAGACTTCATCCCCGTACACCGCAGCGATAGGCATAGCGCAG